CCGATGGCTCCAGCGTCAACGGCTGGTACTTCAGCTCCTGTGGTGTTCGCCCCGCTTTGATTTTGCCGCAGGACGCGTTGGTGGACGACACTGGGCATGTGGTAGTGTAAACTGGAGAAAGGAGAAGAAAATGGAAATAATTGATGAAACTGGGAATGAAATTTTCAACCCTAATCTTGAGCTTGGATATCTTATAAACGACATTAAAACAATCCATCATGACAGAGTTGATGAGGTGAAAGAAAAATATCACTACGAAACCATTGCTGAATATCCAAATGGAGGCAAAGATGTAAAAAAAATTGTTGACGTTGAAGCAGTAGAAGCAAAAGATGCTTGGGATGAAGAAATCCCAATTCAAAAATACATCTTATATACAGCAGAAGAGCTAGAAGCAAAACTAAACGAAATTAAAAATACTAAAATTGCAAAATCCAAAACTGACCTTAAAGAATATCTTGCGTCTCATCCACTCCAATGGATTGATGGAGAATATTATTCCGTTACAGAAGAAAAGCAAGCGCTATTGACAAGCAACCTTGCCGCCTATCAGATTTCATCTACAATCGGGGAACCTATGGAACTTACATGGAATACAACAGGAGATAGATGTAGGGCGTGGACTTACGAAAATCTTGCGGCGCTTTCTCTCGCTATTGTTAAATATGTCAAACCAATAGTGTCTAAGCAACAAGATATTGAAGTAAAAATTAAAGAATGCAAATCTAAAAGTGAAGTTGATAATATTGAGATTAAATATGAATAAGGTGATTGTATGAGAAATCTTGCAAAAGAATCACTTAAAATTATAATCTTGTTTTTAATTGGTGGTTTTGCATATTGCGGAATAGAAATGCTTTGTCGCGGACATACTCATTGGACAATGGGCGTTCTTGGAGGTTTTTGTTTCGTTGTCATTGGTGGATTAAATAATTATCTACCTTGGAAAATGGAAATTTGGAAACAGTCTATAATTGGTGCACTTGTTGTAACGTGTTGTGAGTTTATCGCAGGAATTATACTAAATCTATTTCTGGGTCTTCACATTTGGGATTATTCAAATCTACCATTTAATATTCTTGGTTAGATTTGCTTACCGTTTACTATTCTGTGGTTTTTCTTATGCATCGTTGCTATTATCGTTGACGATTATTTAAGATACTTCTTGTTCCACGAAGAAAAACCTAAATATTATTTATCTAAGAAATGGATGGTATAATGGCTGTTAAAACATACAGTCTAAAGGAACACGGTAATACAAAATTATCTACAAACTTTACTGTAAAAGAGTTTGCCTGTAAGGATGGCTCTGATACACAAAAAAGCGGTGTTGTAAAATACGATGTATCTATCTATGATGCAACTAAATCAATATACGCTTGGCATAGCTTGCCATCTACATTTAACGTTGAAGCTGGTATATCAGAGATTGACTCTGATTAAAATATTAACTCTTTTGGAGGATTAAATTATGGGAAAACTTTTGAGAGATGAAACTTTTGTTGCTGCTATGAATAAGCAGAACGCTCTGCTGGAAGTTCTTGCTGCTGACAAACTACAGCAGATGTCTGGTAACTGGGCAGAAGTTGCTACTCTAGTTCGTGCTGGTTATGCAGAATATGTTTATGATTTTGGCGACCAGTTTAAGGATAAGTGGATTGATACCGCTAGTTCAAATAAGGAATATGCGAACTATAATTGGCACGTTGCTCATTTCGGCAATTACTCACTTCAGGATGGCGAAACCGTACCGGGTATGACTATTCAGGCACACTATGCGCATCCATTTGGTGTACAGTTCAGCCACCAGAGAGCATTTTTGAAGTGCGATACTGAATTGGCCGTTGGTGATTATTACTTTGTTATTGAAACCAAATGGGGTAATAATGTCGCTGCTGGTGATATTGTCAGCTTCACTCTTACTAAACCAGTTCCTGCCGGTGGACGTATTTCTGGATGCTATGGCGCACCCGACCAGCCAAAAGCTAACTGGCGTATCTATACTTGGGCGGCAGACGGTAAGACTAAAGTTGAAGACAGCATTACTCCAACCTTTACTGCCACTGGTACTAATCTTGGTACTATGAAGCTCGATAAGCGCAACGGTAACTTGAACTCCTGTCAGGAAATGGCTTATGGATGGAACAGGTGGAAAACATCCGCACTGCGTCAGTATCTGAATAGTTCCGCTACTAAGGGTAACTGGTGGGTAGCACAGGATGAGTGGGATATTGCACCTGACGAGTTAGCATCTCGTGATGGTTTCTTGACTGGTATGCCAGCCGACCTTTTAGATGCTATCAAGCCTGTTAAGATTGTTACCTACCCAAATACCGTAAATGATGATATTGCTGGTAACACTCCTGACGTTACCTACGATAAGGTATTCTTGCCGGCACTTGAGCAGATTTATGTAAATCCTCAGAAAGCTGGCGAAGGAGACGCTTGGGAATACTGGAAGCGTGTTGCTGGCACTACCACTCCGTTGGCTCAGTGGGGTACTTATCCTCAGATGATTACCTATGCTGTTGAGAACACCTCTAGCGCACAGCTTGTGCGCTTGCGGTCTGCTATTCGTGGCAATGCTAATGCTACGTGGGATGTCTACTCTAGCGGTTACGTCGGCTACAACAACGCGAGCAGCTCGTATAGGTTCGCTCCGGCTTGCGTCATCTGCTAATCTTAGTAATCTTGCACGAATACTTTCGTGCAAGATTTTCTATTTAGATTAAAAGCAGTGATTTCCTTAGAGAAACACTGTTGTCCGAACATTAACAATAAAAGCAAATATATAAAAATTAAATTAAGGAGGCCGCACAATGTCTGTCCCGGCTGGTCAAAGAAAAGAAAATAGACTAGAAGTCGTTATGCAAGCCAGAGAGCTTGCAGTCTACACTTTAAGAATCACATCTAACAAGAATGTATTTATTCCTGATTACGATGAATCGGTCAAACTAAAAATCCAAGATTCCGCATTGACCATCTTTAATAATCTTATGGATGCAAACAACGTTAGAGTTGACGATAATGTTGGAAGATGGCAGGAGCGTGATAAGCTCCAAAAAGATGCGGCAAAAGCGTGCAATACACTGTTAAACCTTATATACTTGGCACAGACGTTATATCATCTGAGAGCCAGTCGTATTAAGTATTGGTCTGAATCTGTAATTTCAGTCAGAGGTTTAATTCGTAAGTGGAATCACAGCGATTGTACTCGGTATGGACATCTCCTTGAAGAATCTAAAGAAAAAGACGAAACTTAATTTTTATATATATTTGGGTTATAACCTGATTCAGAATGTGCGCTTGCGGTCTGCTAATCGTGGCAATGCTAATAATACGTGGAATGTCAACTCTAGCGGTAACGTCAACAACAACAACGCGAGCAACTCGAATAGGTTCGCTCCGGATTGTGTTGGAAACCGAATATAAAACTTACGTCTAACGTAATGTTCCCGGCTTTTAGCGCAAGGAGGTTATAACCCTGTTATCTTGCTTTAAAAATTATAAAAGATAACTAAACCACTCTATGCCGATGGCGTTGGCTTTCGAGCCAGTACGCCTATATACGGCTTAGTTTAGTTGTTGGGTCAAAGTTTAATGAGTAACAATTAGGAATCGAATCAAGTAGTAAATGTCCTAGACTTCGAGCACCTACTTGATTCTTTATATAAGTGTAAGAAAAATGTTAGCTGGAAAGAATCTGTTGCTAATTTCTATATTCATGGAATTGAGCAAGTTCTTAAACTAGAAGAACAACTTGCAAACAGAACATATCAACCTCGCCCGACTAAGACGGTTCATATCACTCATCCAAAAGAAAGAATTGCTGTAAGCATAGCTTTTAGAGACAGAGTGTATCAACGTAGCCTTAATGACAATATAGTGTATCCGTTAATGACTCGAAGTTTTATTTATGATAATTGTGCTTGTCAAAAAGGAAAAGGAACTGATTTTGCTAGAGGTCGTTTAAAATGTCATCTGCAAAGATGCTATAGAAAGAACGGCCTTGATGCTTGGGTTCTTCAATGCGACATTAAACACTATTATGATAATATGCGGCACGATACAACAAATGCCTTGTTTAGAGAGAAATTACCAGCAGAATATGCAGATAGAGTCTGTAGAATATTAAATGAACAATATCTTGGTGATACTGGGTATAATCCCGGTAGCCAAGTTGTTCAGATTGCTGGTATTTCTGTTCTGGATAAACTTGACCATAAGATTAAAGAACGTATGCATATTAAGTATTATATTCGTTATATGGATGACTTTATTCTTATTCATCACGATAGAAATTACTTAATCAAGTGTATGCATGAGATTCAAGAAGAACTAGCTAAAATTGGCCTTGAATTGCATCCTAAGAAAACTAAACTCTATAGAGTTGGTAAGGGTATTCCATTCTTGGGATTTAAATTTAGGCTTACCGAAACCGGTAAGGTCGTTATGTCAATCCTTGGAGATAATGTTAAGAATGAAAAACGTAAATTACGTAAAATGGTTAAACTTGTTGTAAAAGGTCGTAGAACCAAAGAAAAAATAGATTAGTGCTATAGCTGTTGGGTTGCTCATGCAGAGCATGGCAATTCATATAGACTGATATAGCGAATGAATAAATTCTACAATGATTTATGGAGGTAGAATTATGATTTTTCAGAAGGCGATTATGAATCCTCACGAGGAGAAGATGGTCGAATATCGCAATGCTCAGATTAGCAATCAACAGTCTTTGATTGAGTATATTGCTGTTATGAGTGATATTGAACTACCTGTCGAAGAAGAGAAAACCGCTAGTATGGGCGGCATGGAAGATATGGAGGGCTAATATATGACCGATATGGAACTGTCCGTACACGGAAAGAAAGCTAAGTATTACTACGATTCTGGTTTCTGGACTAAAAAGATGGTCTATAACGTAACTAAAAAGGGTTGGATTACTCCAGAAGAGTACGAGTATATTACTGACGATAAGTACATTTAATAAGTTGGGTGTAGCTTAATACTGCACCCATATTTTTAATTTAGAAGGTTGAATAGCTTGAACGGAACTTATATTTTTGAAATTGTAAATAGAACAATCTATCGTCAATGATAAAGGAAATAAATTGAATGCTAGTGGTAAAGCTATCATTTCTAGCGATGGAGAAAATATTATTAAAGATAACCTTCTCATAAAAATGGTAGACTGTCCTGCTGTTATTTCCAAAATTAACTAATGGAGAATATATCAACTTATTTAACAAGAAGGTGATAATCATGGTTAAAACTTATAGTGTAAAAAATCAAGGTAATGTCAAATTATCTGCAAACTTTACTGTAAAAGAGTTTGCTTGCAAAGATGGCTCTGATTCCGTTCTTATTGATTTAGCTCTTGTTGAAGTCCTACAAAAAATTCGTGAACATTTTGGCAAACCAGTTATAATAAATTCTGCATATCGTACCCCAGAGCATAACCGCAGGGTCGGTGGTTCTGCTGGTTCCTATCATGTAAAAGGTATGGCGGCAGATATCCAGATTGCTGGTGTTTCCGCTGTTGAATTGGCATATTACGCACAAACTATCACGAATGGTGTTGGAGTGTACTACTACGGTAACACAAACTTTATCCATGTTGATACCAGACCAAGAGAAACATTTTGGCTTTGTGCAAGAGCTGGCGTATACGAATATTATAGAGTTGACCTAATGCCAATTATCAAACGCGGAACAAATGTTGGTAAAACAAGTGCTGTAAAATTCGTTCAAAAGAAACTTGGTATACCTATTGATGGTCAATTTGGAAAGAACACTGAAGATGAGGTAAAAAAGTTCCAGAGAGCACATAATCTAACTGCCGATGGAATTGTAGGTATGAATACTTGGAAAGCAATGTTTGTTAGATAATCTAAGGAGAGATAAATATGACTATTGAACTGTTTTGCACTTTGCTTCTTGCTTTTGGTACTTTGACTACAATCGTTGTTGAGTTCCTAAAGAAGATTCTTACTGGTCTAAAGATTAACTATAACACATCCGCTATCGCTCTTGGCACTGGTGGACTTGTTGGTGTAGTTGGTACTTGTGCGTACTTTGTAATGGCAAATATCGCATTTACTCCACAGAGTATCATGTGGATTATTTTTGAAGGTATCTGTGTCATTATGGGTTCACAGCTAGGCTACGATAAGATTGTGGCAATAATTAAACAAATAACTGCTAACAAAAAGGCATAATATAATAGGGATAGTAACATTTTAGTTACTATCCCTATCTTTTTGCGCTTACTGAATTTCTGTTATAATTTCATTTGGAAGCCTATTATCAATACGTTCCCATCTGTTTCTATATTTCTGTAGATATGTCCCATCCTCAAGAAGAATACAAAGCAGACAACACCTTTTATACCTACGTTTGCATTCTTCTTTTGTCTTGTTAATTAAATCTTTGTAATCCTCATAACAAGCATCGAAATAGAAACAATTGAGTTTGTAACTGCCAATCAGAACACCGACACGCTCTTGCTTCATATTAGTTACCAGAGTTAGTCACAACGGTATCTGCACCAGTGACAGTAATCCAACCATGCTTCAGACGTGCTTCAGCTTCCTTCATCTTAATCAGATTATCAGTGATAGATTCAGAAATAATTCGGTTAGATTCTGCTTCGGCTTGTGCTTCGATAACCTTAATGTCAGCTTCGGCCTGTGCCTTAACCTTGTCGGTTTCAGCCTGTGCGAGTGCAGTCTGCTTATTCAGTTCAGCAATTTCTGCGTCCTGCTTGGCCTGTTCTTTTGCGCGAATCTTGTCCTTTAGAGCATCATCCAAATCAACATCAATAACAAGCGCACTGGAGACATTGATACCATACTCGGATGTCAGCTTTTCGTTCAGATATTCAGTAATGGCGCTGTTTACTTCGGACTTCTTGTCAGAATAAATATCCATCACAGTAAATCTTGGAGTAACGTCCTTAACATAGCTGATAATGCTATTCTGAATTTTACTTGCGACCAGACTCTCACCATCAATGCCGCCAAACTTAGTATACAGTTCAACAACACGGTCAGGCAGGAAATTATAGTTGACAGTCAGATTGATGCCAACCATACCACCACTAGCGGGAGCGTCAATATGCCAATCCGCGTGTTCTTTTACACCATAGTCCTCCGGGTCATTGGAGAACACAATCTGCTGTTGACTGATGGGGAAGTTGGCAACGTGTTTCATAGGGCTTGTAAAGTGCCAGCCCTGAGAAAGAGTGGTCTGTTCTGCGCCGTTTGCGGAGTAGACGACACCAACATAGCCAACAGGAACACGGACAACACAAGTCACCACGATAATCAATGCGATAACTGCGGCAACAACGCCGGAAATAATTTTCTTCATACAGTCTCCTTTGATTTTGTTT